TTTTCGATGAAAAACACCACCGAATGGAGAACCGCATGGGCTTGAAAGAACAGATCACCGAAGACATGAAGGCCGCGATGCGCGCCAAAGAGACTGCGAAACTCGGCGCCATCCGCCTGATCACCGCAGCAATCAAGCAAAAAGAAGTCGATGAACGCATCGAGCTGGGCGACACCCACGTGCTGGCCATCATCGAAAAAATGATCAAGCAGCGCAAAGACTCCATCAGCCAGTTTGAAGCCGGCGGCCGTCAGGACCTGGCCGACATCGAGAAAGCGGAACTGCTTATCCTTTCGGCCTACATGCCGGCCGGCCTGACAGAAGCGGAAATCCAGGCTGAAGTAGCGGCAGCCGTCGCAGCCAGCGGCGCCGGCGGCCCCCAGGACATGGGCAAGGTCATGGCGATACTGAAACCCAAGCTTGCCGGCCGCGCCGACATGACGGCGGTTTCGGCGCTGGTGAAAGCCGCGCTGAGCAAAGCCTGATTGTCCGATAGCCTGATAAAAACGCCGCCTGCCGTCGAATCCGCGTGATTCCGCAATCCTTTATCCAGGACCTCCTCAACCGCGTCGACATCGTCGACGTGGTGGGCAAGTACGTCCAGCTGAAAAAGGGCGGCGCGAACCTGATGGGCTTGTGCCCTTTCCACAACGAGAAATCGCCCAGCTTCACGGTCAGCCCGACCAAGCAGTTTTACCATTGCTTCGGTTGCGGCGCGCATGGCACGGCGATCGGTTTCCTGATCGAATACTCGGGCCTCGGTTTTGTCGAGGCGGTGAAAGACCTGGCGCAAGGCGTCGGCATGACGGTGCCGGACAACGACGACAAGATCCCGCCGGCGCAACGCGCCGAATACCAGGCCAAGAGCATGGCCCTGTCGGATGCGATGAGCGCCGCCTGTGATTTTTACCGGCAGCACCTGCGCAGCGCGCCAAATGCCGTCGACTACCTGAAACGCCGCGGCCTGACCGGCGAAGTGGCGGCAAAGTTCGGGTTAGGTTATTCACCCGACAACTGGGACAGCCTGCGCCAGGTGTTTCCCGACTATGAAGCCACCGCCCTGGTCGAATCCGGCCTGGTGATCGACCGCACGGATGAGGAAGGCAACAACCGCAAGCGCTACGACCGCTTCCGTGACCGCATCATGTTTCCCATACGCAATACCAAGGGCCAAGTCATCGGTTTCGGCGGCCGCGTGCTGGACAGCGGCGAGCCGAAGTACTTGAATTCACCGGAAACACCCCTATTTCAGAAGGGTAGCGAGCTGTATGGCCTGTTCGAGGCGCGCCAGGCGATCCGCGATGCGGGTTACGTGCTGGTGACCGAAGGTTATATGGACGTGGTGGCGTTGGCGCAACTCGGATTCCCGCAAGCGGTAGCCACGCTGGGAACCGCCTGTACGCCGACCCATGTGCATAAATTGCTGCGCCAGACCGACCATGTCGTCTTCAGTTTCGACGGCGACCGCGCCGGCCGCAAAGCTGCGCGGCGCGCGCTGGACGCCTGCCTGCCGCATGCGACCGACAACAAGGTCATCAAATTCCTGTTCCTGCCGCAGGAACATGACCCAGACAGCTTTGTGCGGGAAATGGGAGCGGAAGCGTTTGAGCGCCAGATCCACGACGCCATGCCGTTATCGCAATTTTTACTGAACGAAGTCACGGCCGAAGCCGATTTGAGCACATCCGAAGGACGCGCGCGGGCGCAATACGATGCCAAACCGCTATTGCAGCTGATGCCGCCGTCGTCGTTGCGGCTGCAAATCGTGCGCGGCCTGGCGCAGCTGACGCAATCGACGCCGAACGAAATCGAATCCTTGTTTGAACTGGCCAAGCCGATAGCCAGCGCGCGCCGCGCACCGCCGCGCGGCAACCGGCCGGCGCCGGTCGGGCTGGAGCGGCAAATCATCCGTTTGCTGGTCGCCCATCCGGCGTTCGCGTCGGAACTGGACGATGCCGCGCTGGACGCCGTGGCGCATTTCGCGCCAGACCGGGCAGAAATGCTGGCGCGCCTGATCACCGCCAGCCATGCGATGGGCGAACAAGCCAATTTTGCGACATTGGCCGAGCATCTGCGGGAAGGCGGCGAGGATTTTGAATCGCTGATTGCCGAAATTGCAGCAGAATCGGAATCCGAAACGGAAGCGGCGCGATTAGAACTGGCGGGTGCAATTCGCCAGACTAAAATGAAGATATTGAAAGAAGAACTGGACCAGCTGGCGGCAACCGGGCTTGGCAATGACGATGCGCGCAACCGCTACCGGGAATTGATGCAAAAACAGGAACAGTTGCGGCGCGAAGCCGAGGCCGAAATGAATTTACGCTAGAAAATTGCTTGAAATATGGTCAAGCCGACCTAAAACACGTAAATCGGACTGCGCAGGAAGGCCGTCCGCATTGGAGGAAAGGCCCTCCATATGCTATAATTAAAGGCTTTAGATTCAACACCTTAGGCTTAGCCGAATTGGGCGTTGAATTGATAGTAGCACCAGATTGATTTAGACGGGCAGGAACGTAGTGAAGAAAGCAGCAAAGGCAACAGCAGCAGCAAGAGAACAGGCGCTCAATTGATTCTGTCAGCGGTTTAGGCTTATCAAAATTCAAACGGACAGAGTAAAGGCAGCTGCGGCGCGCAAATCAGTGTAACCAATTGGTATTTGAGGTATTTGATTCCATGGCGAATGCAATGAAGAGACCAGCAAAATCCCTGACACTTTCCGTTAAAAAGCCGGCTGCGGCCAAGGCCAAAGTAAGCACCTCTTCCTCAAGCTCGAAGTCCCCCGTTAAAAAAACGGCTGCTTCATCCAAAACGCCGGCGAAGCCCGTTAGCAAGAAAGTAGTTTCTAAAGCAACTGCAACGACCACGAAAGCATCAAGAACTGTTGCAAAACCAGTATCTGTGAAATCGAAAGCCCCTGTGACAAACAAGAAACCACAACTCAAAGTCGTCAAATCATCCAAAAATGCGGCACCGGCTCCAGTCAAGGCCGACGTCAGCGTGATGATTGGATCAGGCGTAAGTCAAACCACGGATGCCGCTACCCTGGCGGCGATTGATACTTCCGGCTATATCTTGCCGTCGGTGAAGGTGCCAGGACGTCGTGGTCGCAAGCCAAAAGAATTCCAGCCGGAAAACGACGAAGTCGCGGCGCTCAATGCTGTCGAACGCGCTGAACTGAAAGCGGTCGACAAGGCCAAGGCGAAAGACCGCAAGGCCAAGGAAAAGGCATTGCTGAAAGACGCCTTCTCGTCCGATACCGAAGCGAGCGAAGAAGAACTCGAAGCACGCCGTCAAAAGCTCAAGACCCTGATCAAAATGGGCAAGGAGCGCGGCTTCCTGACCTTCTCCGAAATCAACGATCACCTGCCTGAAAACATTATCGATCCGGAAGCCATCGAAGGCATCATCGGTACTTTCAGCGACATGGGGATTGCCGTCTACGAACAGGCGCCGGACGCGGAAACGCTGCTGCTGTCGGACAACGTCGCCACCGTCGCCAGCGACGACGACGCAGAAGCCGCGGCCGAAGCCGCGCTGTCCACCGTCGATTCCGATTTCGGCCGCACTACCGACCCGGTCCGCATGTACATGCGTGAAATGGGTTCGGTCGAACTGCTGACGCGCGAAGGCGAAATCGAAATCGCCAAGCGTATCGAAGACGGCCTGAAAGACATGATCCAGGCAATTTCCGCCTGCCCGACCACCATCGCCGAGATCTTGCTGGCCGCCGACAAGATCGGCAAGGACGAAATCAAGATCGACGAAATCGTCGATGGCCTGGTTGATCCCAACCAGACCGACGAAGCCGCCACCGCCAGCGCCGCAGCAACTGCTGCCGACGACGACAGCGAAGAAGACGAAGAAGAGGAAGAAGAAGATGCGGAAGAAGACGACGCCAGCTCGACCTCGGGCGCGGCCGGCTTCTCGGCGGAACAGCTTGAACAGCTGAAGCGCGATGCGCTCGGCAAGTTCGAGACCATCTCGACCCAGTTCGACAAGATGCGCAAGGCTTTCGAAAAGGAAGGCTACAACTCGAAACCCTACGTCAAGGCGCAAGAGATCATCTCGAACGAATTGCTGGGAATCCGCTTCACCGCCAAGGTCGTCGAGAAATTGTGCGACACCCTGCGTGGCCAGGTCGATGAAGTGCGCCAGATCGAACGCCAGATCCTTGACGTCGCGGTGAACAAGTGCGGCATGCCGCGCCCGCATTTCATCAAGGTTTTCCCAGGCAACGAAACCAACCTCGACTGGGTCGACGGCGAAGTCAGCGGCAACCACGCCTACAGCACCGTGCTCAGCCGTAACGTGCCTGCAGTGAAAGAGCTGCAGCAGCGCCTGATCGACTTGCAGGCGCGCGTCGTGCTGCCGTTGCCAGACCTGCGCGGCATCAACAAGAAGATGGGCGCGGGCGAGAAAAAAGCCCGCATGGCCAAGCGCGAAATGACCGAAGCCAACTTGCGGCTAGTGATCTCGATCGCGAAAAAATACACCAACCGCGGCTTGCAATTCCTGGACCTGATCCAGGAAGGCAACATCGGCCTGATGAAAGCCGTCGACAAGTTCGAATACCGCCGCGGCTACAAATTCTCGACCTACGCGACATGGTGGATCCGCCAGGCCATCACCCGTTCGATCGCCGACCAGGCGCGCACCATCCGTATCCCGGTGCACATGATCGAAACGATCAACAAGATGAACCGCATCTCGCGCCAGATCCTGCAGGAAACCGGCGCCGAGCCGGATCCGGCAACGCTCGCGATCAAGATGGAAATGCCGGAAGATAAGATCCGCAAGATCATGAAGATCGCGAAAGAGCCGATTTCGATGGAAACACCGATAGGCGACGACGACGATTCGCACCTGGGCGATTTCATCGAGGACAACAACACCCTGGCCCCGGCCGACGCTGCCTTGCATGCATCGATGCGCGGCGTGGTGAAGGACATCCTGGACTCGCTGACTCCGCGCGAAGCGAAGGTATTGCGGATGCGTTTCGGCATCGAAATGTCGACCGACCACACCCTGGAAGAAGTCGGCAAGCAGTTTGACGTGACGCGTGAGCGGATCCGCCAGATAGAAGCGAAAGCGCTGCGCAAGCTGCGCCACCCTTCCCGCTCCGACAAGCTGAAGAGCTTCCTCGAAGGTAATTAAGATTATTCGTGAATCATTCGCTGTTTTTTTGAATGATTCACGATAATTCCTTTACCTTTCGCCCACGTATTTTTCTATAATACGGGATTGATTTTAAGATGCTGCAGTGCGGTTGAGCGGATATGCGCAAAGACCACGAGCACGACGCTGCAGCGCCCTAAGGAATTGGGCCCCTAGCTCATGCTTGGTTAGAGCAGCGGACTCATAATCCGTTGGTGCCCAGTTCGACTCTGGGGGGGCCCACCAGTAAGAAGTAGTACCAGAGCGCCTGCTAGTGATAGCAGGCGCTTTTTTATTTGCCCGTCACGCTCCGCAATTCTACGACTGCTCCGCAAAACTCAATTACCTGTGCGCCATCTGCTTAGTCACGCTGGCATCAAAAAAGCCCAATCGTTTAACGATGTGGGCTTTTTTTATACTTGTGACCCGTCCTGAAATAAGTTGACACTTTTCCGATGAAGAAAGGAAGTGTCATATGGAGCAAGGGACTAAGCGTCGTCCTATGGCGCCACTTCGGTGGCCGCCAAGTCCCCGCGAAGGATGATGAGTACTAACCAACGTTCACCGGAACCAAAGTCATAGTGTCGTTACCAAAGATGTCGATCACCTTGACCGCCACGGTATAGCGCCCAGGGTGAACGTAGCGGTGCGCCGCGGTAGTCAATTCGAGATCCCTGTTCTGCCGCGTGCGGAAGCTCTGCCATTCATTCTCGAAAATGTAACCCCCGGTCCAACGTTCTTCGAACGCAGGTTGTCCACTTTGCATAGTATCGGTGCTAGGCCGTATACCACCCACGCCCATATCGGACGGCACCTTGATAATTTCCTTGCGACTCATATAGTCGAAATCCACCGCCCAGTAATCTACCCAGTCGGTCCAGAGTTTGGTGAGTTTCTCCTTCTTTACGATACCGTCCTTGTTCTTGCTCACCTTGTAGAGCTGGCCCTGATCGCACAGCACCTGACTTTTACCTTCCTTGAGTCCTGCAATGGCAGCATCGGCAGCGCCCTGCGTGTAATAGACAGAAAAATCCGTCAGCTCGATGCTAACGGTGAACTTATCCTTCTTGTTGTAACGTGGCGTTGCTTCAACAAAGCTAATGTCATGAAACACCACCTGACCTTTATCTACCGCCCGCTTATCGAATACCTCGACGGGGATATACTTCGGTGAAAGATCAATCCCTTTGCTACGTGCTTCTTCTAACACAGCCGGAAATAACCCCATCTCAAACTCAAAGGCGAGCACGTCGACCCGTGAGGCCCCGCGTTTGCGGCACTCGGTGATAACCTCTTCAACAAACAAGCGCCCGATCGGTAGGTTAATGGGTCCAATGACGACCAGCCGACCGTTTCGGGTACCATGAAAGAAGCCGTCTTGCGCTTGCACGCCATCACTACCACCCAGCTCCGTGGCTTTGTATGCGCGAAGGATCAGCTCACGAAATTCGTTTTCCTTCTGGGCGAGTGCTTGCGCCTTCTGTTTGCCAGAGAGTCGCCCGCCGACGTTCAGGTAAGCCTGCCGCTCATAGCGACCCAAGTTGAGCACCTCGAAGGCGCGGAAATCTTGCTCGGCTGCCTTCTTTTCACGCTGCACGCCAATCAGTCGTTTGCGCGTAGTGTGGATGCCAAATTTTCCTAGGTCGGTAGCAATCCATTTCCGACCCAGCTTCTCGGCCACTGCGGCCGTGGTACCGCTGCCGCAGAAGAAATCGGCAATAAGGTCGCCTTCTTGACTGGAAGCTTTGATGATGCGTTCTAGGAGAGCTTCGGGCTTTTGAGTCGGGTAATCCAGCCGTTCTTTTGCCATTTGATTCACAGGAAATATATCGTCCCAAATGTCGCCAACTCTCGTGCCCTCATTGCCATCGAAGAATCGTTTCACATAAGGCACACCGTTCTTCGAGAATATGATGAGGCCTTCTTTCATACCGTCGTCAATGCGCTCCTGGGACCAAATCCAATGTTTGCCAGGGGGCGGAGTAAGAAGCTTGTCGCCGAACTTCCGTGCAGGGCCAGCACCATTTTGAGTGAAATTATCAAGGTTGTACCGACGACCGGAGGCCTCGTCAACATGACGGTAATGGGAGTCTAGCAACCGTTCATCTTTATCGACAAACTGCGGATCGAACAAAGGCGAATCCGAGCGAGCGAAGATGAAGATGCTGTCCTTGATATTTGAAAAATGACCGGATTGTCCCTTGGGTGATCGAAGTTTTTTCCACGCTACTTCAGCGATGAAAGTGCCAAATACTTCATCCAGCGCAAGACGAATGAACGAGCTTACCCGCCAATCACAATGCACATAAATTGACCCATCCTTTGCTAGCAAATCTCGCATCAGAATCAGCCGTTCGTAAATCATTGCGATGAATGAGTCCGTCCCGCGACCCCAAGTATCGCGGTAGGCAATCTGTTCCAACAAATTCGGTTCCTTGTGAAAGGTTTCACCGCCGATCTCGATATCCATGCTGAAATCGGCTCCCACGTCAAACGGCGGGTCAATATAGATAAGCTTCAGTCCTCCTGCGTCTTCGATCTGCTGCCGCAATGCCCCGGCTTTGAGTGAAGATAGGATTAGCTTGTTGTCGCCCCATATCAGCTTGTTGGTCCAGCCGCGCAACTGGCGGCCACGACTGTCGAACAGGTCTTCCTGCTTTTTTGTCTCGGTTCGCGGTTCATCGATATGTTCCAACGATTGAAAAGGCAGCACCGTGGTACACACATCGCGCGTCTTGCCATTCCAGACAAGTTCAACTTCGCTTTTATCCTCGAATAAAATAAAGCGATACTTCTCGGGCAGGGCCTTACCCTGTTGGAGCAGCATAACAAGATCACGCTGTTCGGCTTCGCTCAAGTCATAGGATTTTTTTTCTTGTCGTGACATCATCAAACCTCTTGGTATTTCCGAAACGTATTAACTAGACCGGCGAACGAGGACGGCTTGTGCTGTTCAAAGCCGGCCTGATCAACATACACGAAGTGGTAGCTTGGGCCACCCTCGATCTGGCTCGCCTCTGTCGCGTCTGCGCACCACTGGCGCAGGCGAGTCATCTTCTGCGGCAAGTCTAGCTCTTCTCGACCTTTGGTTTCGATTACCCAGACTTTGCCGTCTGTGGTCCTCACGATGAAATCCGGCGTATAAGTGGACAATTCGCCGTTGGCCTTCACATATTCAATCTTGAAGCCGACTGCCATGTAGTTCTTGCCAAAGGCCTGCACATCAGGCACTGAGTCAAGAAAGGCGGCGAAGTCTAATTCCAGACCATCAGCATTTGCTTCGCCAACGATTCGGTTGAACACGGATCGCTTGGCCTGCACGAACTTCCGAGGCTCTGTTCGGAACGGTCTGGTGTCGCGCAAGCGGATATGTCCCTCGATGCGTGAGCTGCCGCTTTCATGAATCGTCAGTGCATTGATGGCCGCTCTGAACTGTTCAAAAAGGACCTTACCGACCTCCGGTTCTGACAGATTGCGCAGGATCACCGGGTCTTCCAGATCGATAACGATAGTAAACAGATGGTCACGGATGAAGGTCTTGACCTTGGGATAGAGCTGTTCGTAGCCTCCCACCAAACGCAGATCCTTCAGCAGTTGGCTCGCAAAAAAACCGATGACGGACCGGTAGTCGCCCAACCCAATCCCGTCAAGTTGCACGATATGATGGACTTCGGCGTCGAGCATGGTCTTGAAGACAATCTCCCGTGTTTCTTCTGGAGTGAAAGGCTTGATCGGCAATTTCGCATTGCCAAACGTGGTCGGATCGAGTTCAGCCAGATCCTTGAATTCCCGATTGAACCGCCGGGTCAGGCGAGGCAGGGCAATGTCGAGTGCATCGATGTTCTTATCTGGCGTTTCCGTATCAACTTCAATGACCAGCGAGTCTTGCCGTTCGCGGCCACCAGATCCGCCCATCGGTACACGATCAAAGCTCACGCCTTCGTTTTGGATGGACTCGACGAACTCCATGAATGCCGGAGTACCCATGACGGAAACAGTCTCGCGTTGGTCGCTGCCAAAATACATGCGACGCAAACCACGCCCTAATGTCTGTTCAGGGAGAATGTTGCTCTTGGCCGCGAAAGCCCGCAGGCCCACGATGGTGGTGACGTTACGGACGTCCCAACCTTCCTTCAACATTAGCACCGAAACGATAGCCTTGTATGGGGATTTCCAGGTATCGATCTCGTTGGACTGTTTGCGTAGCAGTTCCAGTTCTTCCTTGTTTTTTCCGGACGCAGCTTCAGAAATATCGCCATTGTTCTTAGTGTGGATCACCAGCACCGCCCCTTGTAGCTCTGGGCAAATCTTCTCTAGGTGCGCCCCAACCTCATCGCAATTCTTAGTGTCGTCGACCATTACGAAAAGTACGGCCTTCTTATTGAGTTTTTCGTGTTCCACGTAACTTTTGCGCCATTCTTCGATGCCGAGCAATAGGTAATCCTCGTATTTCTCGGTAATGAGCGGACTCTTGCGCTCAGCCAGCTTAGCGCGGCTGACGGCATCCGGTAACACCGGGTGCTTCACTACATTCTGGGCAATGGCCTCGACGAGTGGGTAGTCACTGACTGTCTGGACGAAGATCGCGCCGTTGTTATGGCGCGGGGTGGCTGTGACATCAATCTGGAGCTTTAGCCGCAGATCCTTCTGCAGCATCCGATGGTGAATGTCCTGAATACTTTGAAACCACGCAAGTCGCTTGTCATGGATGTGGTGTGCTTCATCATTGAAGACGGCAAGTTCATCAATTTCCCGGACAATCTCGCCTAGATCGGTGTTGCTGTCGTTGGTCTTTCCCACCGGCTTGGGGCCGAATGGCGACAGGAAATAATCGGCTAGGTCGTCGTCTTCCAACGAAGGGGCCGCCACATCGCCAAGATAAACCCGATGGATGTTGGTTAGAAAAATATTGCCAGTGGGACGCACAATTCGGACATCGTCCTGAATATGTAGGACGACTTGAAAGTCATCGCGCCAGTTGCGGCCGGCGTGCCCGTTATCGGGAAGAACCGGATCATTGAAAAAAATGCGAAGACCATCGAAGTCAGCCCTCAGGCGATCAAGCACGATGATGTTGGGCGCGATAAGCAAAAAGTTGCGCGAGAGCTCTGAATCTGGCTCGTAGACTTTGTGGAAATAGCTCCAGGCCATCAGCAACGAAAGCACTTTCGTCTTGCCCGCCCCCGTCGCCATTTTGATAACAAAACGTGGCCATTCCTCATCAAACATATTACTCGACACCGCTCCAGACGCGTCGAAGCGCAGCAGATCAAACTTATCTCGCACTCCCTTGGCGTCGTATAGCCATATGACTGTCTCCACGGCTTCCCGTTGGGCGAAGTAGTAGCGAAATTGAGACTGCGTGCCATCAGCGTGCTCGACGAAGTGATCTATATCAAACCACCAGTTTAGGAGCGCGCGCGACGTGGCAGAACTTCCGGCATAGCCGGAATCACGCCACACTTTGACTGCGCTGCGAATATTTGCAACGAGAGGCGGCAATAGCTTTTCGTATGCCGTGCTGCGAAGCTCTTCGGCCGCAGGGAACCAACGCTGATTTGGGTCGAGCGTTTCGTACGGCGATAGCAAAAAGTTAGGGTGAAGAGCCATTAAGTGTTTTTCCCCATTCGGCGTTTGATTGTCTTTAACTCACGCACGGCAGACAGCGTCATACGCCTATTCTTCTCGTAAAGTAATTGCAGCCTCTATAACGAAAACTGGATCACGCGAGACCAACCGCTGTGTGTGTTAGTTCTTGAACAAAACATTATGACTGACAATTGCCAGTTTTCAGTAGAAATTCAACTTTTCCTATTCACCATAATGCACAGCGTGATTCCTGCTGAGATTTGCAGCGATTTTTGCCGCTCGTAACGGCGATTGCATCCCATAAGCAGAAAATCAGACCCGCCAGCATGCCAAATTGCGTTCAACCACGGGCAACGTTACTGCCACCGGTATCGGTGCGACGGTGACCGACAGCGTCCTCTGTGTCGCAGAATGCCAACAAGAGTGTGAACTCTTGCAAAATTACCCAATCCTTAGTATTTCCCCTTGGTAACTAAAGACATTGGCAGTTATGATTTAGTGAAATATTTATCAAGTAAAATGCCAATTGCATATATTGCTAAAAAACCATCTTAAAGTTGTCGGTTCAATCCTGAGGAACCCCGCATGAGCAGTGTGTTCAAGTCTTTGATAATGGGGCGTCAGCATGGCCGCATATTGCGGCTGTCTTTCCCGCACGACGATGGTCCCCAAGCCCAGCTCCTGGTCAACAAACTCGATGCAGTAGAAAGCCTGTCCCGCAACTTCGAATTTAATGTCGAATTGATATCTGATGATCCGACACTGGCGCTCAAGGACTTGCAAGGCAAGCTGTTCAGCGTAGAGCTGGTGCGGGCAGATGGCAGCCTCCGCTATTTCAGCGGTTTTTGTTTCGAGTTCCGTTTGACCAGGACCGATGGCGCCATTACGTTCTACCAGGCCAAGCTGGGTCCGTGGCTGCAGTATCTGCGGCTGCGCAAAGACAACTACATTTTTCACGGCAAGACGCTGCGTGAGCAGATGGAAAGCATCTTCAGCGACTACGGCACCCATCCCGACTGGGATTTCCAAGTGCGCGGTGCAGATGCGGTAATGACTGACGCTTGCCAGTTCGGCGAGAGCGACTACAACTATTTGCATCGTCGCTGGGAGGCCGCCGGCTGGTCGTACTGGTACGAACATACAGAAAAGGGTCACAAGCTGATCCTGGCCGACGATACCACCCAGGCCGCAGCCATCGACAATGGCCCCGACATACGCTTCCAGCGCCACGGCGGCGCGACCGAAGAAGACGGCATAGGCGACTGGTCGCCGGTGCGGCAGATCGTGCCGGGCAATGTCACGCTGGCGGGATTCAATTTCAAAAATCCCGTTCCGTTCAGTGCAGGCGTACCGACCCTGAACAAGCAAGGCAACGTCCTCGATATCGAATCCTATGAATATACCGGCGCCTATGGCGCCAAGGATGCCGGGGATGCGGATAAATTGGCGCGGCTGCGCATGGAAGAGATCGAAGCGACTGGCAAGCACTTCGAGGCAGCAGGCAATAACCGCTCGGTCCTTCCTGGGCGTTATTTTCGTCTGACCAGCCACTTTGCCTTCAATCCTTTCGGCAGCAAAGAAGAGGCCGGCAAGAGCGAGTTCCTGATCCTGTCGGTGCATCATGTCGCCATCAATAATTACCTGCAGCAGGCCGACGAAAAAGCGCACTACGATAACCGCCTGACCTGCATCCGCAAAACGATTCCATGGCGGCCAGGCCGGGGTTTCAATAGCGTCGCCACAAAAATCCTGGGGCCGCAAACCGCCACGGTAGTCGGTCCATCCGGACCGGACAGCATCCATACCGACGAATACGGCAGGATCCGCGTGCAGTTCCATTGGGACCGCATCGGTAACAACGACGAAAAGAGTTCGGCCTGGGTGCGCGTCGCCAGTTCGTGGGCCGGCGGCCAGCTCGGCGCCAAAGCGATTCCCCGGGTTGGGGCCGAAGTGATTGTAATGTGGCTGGACGGTAATCCAGATCGTCCGCTGGCGACTGGCGCTGTCTATAACCAGCGCAATATGCCGCCGTGGAAACTGGCAACGCAACAGGCGCTGATGGGTTTGCGTAGCCGTGAGCTGACGCCGAACGGTGGCAACGCTGCCGGCGGCCGCAGCAATCACTTGATCCTGGACGACACCAACGCCAAGATCCAGGCGCAGCTCAAGAGCGACCACCAGCACAGCCAGCTGAGCCTGGGACATATCACGCGCATTGAGGACAACGCCGGCCGCAAGGATGCGCGGGGCGAGGGCTGGGAGCTGCGCACCGACGGCCACGGCGTGGCGCGTTCGGCCAAGGGCATGCTGATTACCACCGAAGGCCGTGGCAATGCAGCGTCGCACATGAAAGACATGGGCGAGACGGTGCAACGCCTCACCTCGGCGCGTGACCAGCATGAAACACTGGCCGATATGGCACAGCAGGCAGGGGCACAGGACAAGCAAGGGCAGCAAGCCGATATCGCCAAGATCCTCAAGGCGCAAAATGATGCGATCAAGGGCAGCGGCGCCAGCAGCGAAGGAAATTTCCCGGAACTGTCGGCGCCGCATCTGGTGCTGGCTAGTCCAGCTGGAATTGAAACCACAACAGCCCAGTCGACCCACGTAGCAAGTGGCGAACACACTGCGATTACGACCGGAAAAAGTCTCTCTATCGCCAGCGGCGACAGCTTGTTTGCCAGCATCCGCCAGACCTTCCGGCTGTTTGTCCAAAAGGCTGGCATCAAGTTGGTCGCAGCGGCTGGTGACATCGAGGTACAGACGTTGACTGATAGCATCAACCTCCTGGCAAAACTGAACATCACACAAACCGCGAATCGCATCACGATCACGGCTAAGGAAGAAGTGATGATTAATGGTGGCGGCAGCTACGCCAAGTTCAATACCGGCGGAATCGAACACGGAACGAACGGTGTCTATGTTGCGCATGGCGCGTCGCATAGCCTACCAGGGGCGAAGAGTCTGCCCGTTGTAATCAACCCGACGACAGCCGAATTAAACGGGCACAGCGCGCAATTTATTCTAAAAACAGAAAAGGGGAAACCAATGGCAAATTACCCCTATGTCATGGAATCCGCAGAAGGACATCGCTTTGAAGGGATTACCGATCAAGACGGGAAAACGCAGCGTGCCTATACTCCCCAGGCGGTCCAATTTTCTGTGAGGAAGAATCCAAACAAAGCGGACAACGATATACAAACACCAGAAAGAACGGAGCGCTTCAATGACGAATTCTACGGCTGAGCCATTAGGCGAAACGACCGCAGACACGGATCACACAAAAGTTGAGCAGGTAACGGTGGCTTGTGCGTGCAACCGAGACATCACACTCGATGAATTGAAAGAAGCATATCCAGATCGCAAGAAAGCAATTCTGGAGAAATTTCTTCCCGAGTTAAACGCCACGATGAAGAGTTACGACATCACCAGCTGTTTGCGCAAAGCTCATTTTTTGGCGCAGGCAGGACATGAATCATCGGAATTGTTCTATACGGCTGAGAATGTATCAGCGGAGATTGAGAAAAAGAATTACGGTGGCTATAAAGGGCGTGGGCTAATCCAGATCACAGGCAAAGGGAACTATACAGCTTACGGTGCCTATATTAAGCAGGATCTACTGCTAGAAAATCGGCTTAAAGTCGAAGAAACCAAACTCGCAACAGACTCGGCAGGCTGGTTCTGGCTAACTGGAAGAAGTGAAAGTCTAAATATATATGCCGATCAAAATGACTTGCTATACATTTCAGCTGAAATCAATGGTGGATATAACGGGTACGAAGGCCAGTCCACTTCACGATTGCGCTTGTTGAAAAATGCAGTAGATTCGCTCCATGTCGTTGCGTGTCCGCAGTTAGATGCGTTGTTCACTGCATTCCCTGAGGCAGCAAAGTTCACATATGAAACCTTTAAGCTGGAAAACAGCAAGGCTTATGACAAGCTCGACATGGCGTTCGCCTGGGGTTATTGGCATGATCCAAAGTCGACAATGCATGGAACAAAAAAAGATGTGGAACTAGCCAAGCTTGGCTATAGTCGATACGTTGAGTTATACGATGGTTTGACAGCGGCTCAGATAAAAAAATTACCTGACAAGAGATTTGGCATTGAGCGAAAAAATATGAAACCACACGCAGAAAAACGCCTAACAGAATTGGCATCAACCACTACAGAGAAAACATCAAAATGAAATCTATTCCTGCATTGTTCGGCGCGTACCTTTGCCTATCCATTTCCTTGCTAACTCCGGCCGCCGCGCATGCTGCGGGTGTTGAGTCTGACTTGCGTTGTTTTGTAGGGACTTCTCCGCAAAAAACGAAACTGGAGATGATGCGATATTCGGACGATGCTCACGGCAGCTGGACTGGGGGATATGTCAAATATGGAAAAAACAAACCTCCGATTACGATCGTCTACGTGTCAAGCAAAACGTTAGATCAACCGGAAGGACGCCCCGCATATTTTGAAAGTACATGGTTGGAAGTTGCTACGTCAGATGTGACAGGAAAATATATTGTTGGCTCCCAAGGCGCAAACGTTTACTCACTTGAATATGTCAGTCGTAAATCCGATAAAAAATATTCATTTGACGAAACTATTGAGCGGAATTCTACGGATGACGGTTGTAAATGGTGAGTTTTTAGAATTGATCTAGCTGTATTAAATTAGACTCGATCATACATGTAGCGTCCAATCTCGTTCATGCCGGACAATCGTTATATATTTCATGCGGCCAGTCCGACAGCGGCAGACGCATGGCGGAGACTGTCGACGGTAGCCTATCTCGCGGCGTCGCATTGTAATTTGTACACATAATCGGATCTCATTAGTACGTTCCCGATCTAGTCTACCTGCGCAGCGACCTTTTGTTGAGTCGTCAGCTCCAATACCTTCACCTTCCAGCTCTGCGCAAAAGATTGCTGCAGCACCTCATCTTTCTGGATGCCGGTTATCAGGATGTGATCACTATAAATCCATGTGACTGCGGCGTCTTGAAGCGGCGACAGTGAATCAAAACCACTATTCAGCAGCCGCGCTACCAAGGTCGGGCGATCTGCAGAACCATCGCTCCTATGGCGCTCAAGGCGCAGTTCTCCACACACGCAATTCATTTTGCGCTTGATTAACTCACCTCGTTCAAGCAAGCGCCCCTCATCCCAAAGGCTTTCCACTCTGACAAACATTTTTCACCTCACATATACTGTATTTATGTACAGTATATGCAGTTTGTAGATTTATGGAATAACCGCATAGCCCCTTACCCAACTCATGATGAATTGAGATTTAAAAGTACCCCACATTGCGACAGGCCGCAGATTTCCCTGTGGTAATGTAGGATGACATTTAATTAATTGGGACGACTTTTACATTCTAAATGAGGGATTTCAGACATGACCGTCAAAACCGTCGAAGCTGTTATCACTCGATTTCTCAAAAGCGAGTTACCCGAAGTATTGGCGCTCAATGGCGCTTGGGGAGTTGGTAAAACATTCGCATGGAATCAAATTCTGACAAAACACAAGGACGACATTAAGCTTGAAAAGTACAGCTATGTGTCTTTGTTCGGCATGTCTTCGATAGCAGAACTTCGTACTGCAATATATGCAAAATCGAATGCAGTCCGATTCATTGGTGAGAGGCCAAGCGCTGAAGTAATAAATAAAGAGTGGTGGGAATTTACTAAGCAAGGATGGAGATGGGTCTCGCAGCGCGCCAGCATTCTCAAGGATTTGCCGTATATGAAGACTATTTCAACGACGCTCGAGACTTTGGCACCCTATCTAACTCGCGATACCATCGTTTGCCTAGACGATTTCGAACGTCTGTCTCCAGACCGTATCAAGGCCGACGAGCTTCTTGGACTCATTTCTGAACTCAAGGAAGAAAAGGGATGTAAGGTTGTTTTGATTTTCAACGAATCTGAATTGCATGACACGGGTGACTACAAAAAGTATCGCGAAAAGGTAATTGATATCGAACTGACCTTTGCTCCGACCGCTGACGAGGCAACAGATTTAGCCCTTCCGCCTGACTTACCTAATCGCGAAACGATAAAAAAATATGTGTTGTTGCTCAATATTAAAAATATTCGAATACTCAAGAAAATTGTCAGCCTAACAAAAATAATGAACGTTGAACTTGCTGGCCTTCATAACTTGGTAATGGAGCAAGCCGCAATGACGCTGGTTCTTTTAGTTTGGTGTCACTATGACTCGACCGATAAAAAACCTCCGCTAGATTTCGTCATCAAATGGAGTCGCGTAAGTTGGCATTTAAGGGACAAGAAAGAAAAAGAGACGGTGGAACAAAAGACCCTCTGGGCGACCACTCTTCAAAATTACGGGTTTGAAAAATTCGACGAATTTGATCTATCGATTCACAAATTTATAGAACAAGGTTTTCTCGAAGAGACAGGACTTTCAGATGAAGCCCGGAAGTTGGATTCAACGTTCCGGGCAAACGATATCGACCAGTCATTCACCACAGCTTGGCGCATGTTTCATGACACATTCTCTGATAATAAAAATGAACTGATACCAGCGCTGATCGAAGGTGTTCAAAAGGCTGTGAAGCGTCTGTCGCCATCGAGCTTACACAGCACGGTTCGGCTGCTACGTGAATGTGGAGAAGACGACAAAGCAAATGATTTAATCGAATATTATTTGCAAGCCAGATCAGACGAGAATAAGATTTTTAATCTTGTCGGCGGTCCTTTCAGTAGCGATTTCACCGACGCCATATTCATAGAGCGTTTTGCTGCGAAATATACCGAGAGTCAGATCACCGTACCGTTGCTTGATGCCGCTAGACACATTAGCGGAGGCCCGTCACGAGACGACATCGCAGCCCTCACCAAGGCAAGCGAAAATGATTTCATCGAGCTTTTCAAACTTGAGCACGGCACTCAACACCACTCATTAGTTTCATCATGTGTTGATCTCATAAATTGGGGGGACTATAAATCAATAGGTGAGACGGCGCGTGCTGCATTGATTCGTATTGGTAGAGAAAATCATCTCAACGCAATGCGAGTGAAACGATTTGGAGTCGATGATGACGAGCTAAATGATAACAAACCGGCCGCAAAACAATAGCTAGTGACAAATCCTTCTCATCAATCTTTGCAAGATAATCGGCCGTGAACCACTACAAACTACAGGCGACTTGAATTTTTTACTTCCCCTGGTCCAGTCGCAAGGGTTCAGTCCAAAAGTGCATTATTTTGCGTCAATTCGTTGCAGGCGATTTTCCCGCATGCCCCGCGCAACTTAGAGGTCTGGCGTTTTTGCGCACTGCGTTAAAAGCAGCACATTTAACGAAGCCCCCAGGCGTGGGGGGGACTGCGTTTTAAAGGCCGTCGCCGGCCAGTTTTCTATGGCAAGGCAATAATGTCAGGACGATAAAAAGCCGCACAGGGCGGCTCAGATCGATACAGGCGCTGCCGTTACAACATGGCAGCGGGTCGGGTATACCGTCAGCGTCCGGCGCGCCTGAGCGCCTCCTGTTCCTTCTCGTAATCATCCCGGCAATCCGTATTGCAGAACAGCGCGCCATGGGCGACATGCTCATCGCAGTAATGGCACCGGCCATCGGCTTCCAACTGCGGCGTGCGACGCGCATGTGCCATGGCGGCCTTGATGTCCTGGGCAATGCGCCAGTCGGCGCGGTCGGCTACATCGCTCATGCTGCTTTCCCTTCCATGTTCCCCAATGTGTACTCGCTAAATTTCACTACCTCTTCCCCCATCCATTCATTGATCGTTAAGAACTGCGATTGCAGCGGCACCAGCTCGTTGCGGGCGAACACTCGCGCCGCCGGTTCCACCGCACCGAAGCCGCCGGCATTGCTCGGCATGATTCCCATCAGCTGCGGCGGCACGCGGTGCGCCGCCAGCAGGTCGTCCCTGGTCACGCCCTTGATGTTAAAAAATTCGTCCTTCGCGGCGACCTCGGACACCGGCAGGATCTGAATGCCGTCCTTCTTGCCCCCTGGGGCGTACATGAACACGTTGCGGAAATTGCCCGGCCCCTTGCTCTCGCGCAGCGCAGTGCGCAGCTTGTCCACGTCCTTGATGTCCTGGGCCGCATCGGTCATGTAGAGAATGAAACCAGCGTGAGAACCGTTCTTGTAATACTTGCGCCGGAACAGGGTGGCCGATTCATTGAGCCAGGCCGACTGCAAAGCAGACAGGTACTGCGGCAAGCCGTACACTTCCTGGTTCACGTCTGGATCCATCAGGTGGAATACCGTCCCCCTGGGGAAGGCGTGTTCCTGTTTCCACCCCTGCACAAAGAAATAGTTATCCAGCTCCTGCCCGCGCCGCGTGTACTTGGCGAGTGAGTGGGTCAACTGCACCAGCCGACCCGTGCGGCTGCTGCGCTGTTCCGGGTAGGCATTACCGAAGGTCAGGAAATCCAGCGCCAGGCGTTTAAACGTATCCCGTGACAGGTATTTGTTCGGCAAGAACGTTGAGGTCAGGATGTTCGTTTTGAAATAGATCGCGCTGCTATGGTGGACACTGGCGTTAAACGACTTCGCCAGGCCCTGCCAGCTGACAGGCGGCTCGTACCAGCGGCCATTGAGCCAGCATTCCAGGTTCTCCATGATGTCGGCCTGATCCAGCACCGGCATCGGGTCGCCGAACGAAAACGCCTCCATCGATGGCGCCGGCGGCGCTGCCTGGTCAGATGGTTCCGCTGCGGCTTGCTGGGTTCGTTTGAATCGTTGTTTCTTCATCCCGTAAAAATCTCCATAAATGAGGTGGTGGCTTTCGATATGCCCTCAATCGGTTCGTGATCGAGCGCGTGCATGCAGGCCCAGGCCAGGTCGGCATGGCCGGTTTCGTCGGTACGGCCAGCGTCGTAGGTGACTTGCCTGCCGCTGGCGGTAATGGTTTTGCGGATCGCCATAAAGGCTTGCGCCAGGTCGGTGGCGCCGGCGTCGAATTCCAGGCGTCCCTTGCTGATGACGTCCTTGGCTTTCAAGACCATGCGGACCTTGACCTCGGCGGAATAGTTGATCGCGGTCGCATTTGGAAAGAACTGCTTCACTATCGGAAACACGCCAATGCCCATGCCGGTCGTGTCGATGCCGATATAGTCGACCTGGTAGCGCAGGGTCATTTGCCGGATGGCCTCGGCCTGGGCCGCAAAGTCCATGCCGCGCCATTGATGACGCTCCAGGACGCGGAACTTGCCGCCGGCAACCAACGGCGGCGCCAGCACCACGCAGCCGGCGCTGTCGCCGGTCAATGAGGGGTCGTAGCCGATCCAGACCGAGCGGTAGCCGAACGGACGCGCCGCAAACGGTTTGACGTCGTCCCAGGCTTCCCAGGAATCGACCATGCAGCGCTGCAGCTCGGCCAGCGGGAATATCGATGCGGTGTCATCGATAAAATTACACATGAGCAGGTTCTCGAACTGGTCGGGGCTGTATTCGAAATTGCGCAGCTCATCGATGTCGAACAGATTGCAGCCGCCCCGCTCTGCATCCAGAATGGTCACAATCTGGCGCCAGATCTTGTCTTGCCCCGTAAAACCGCTCATCAGCTTGGCGTGGCTGATATCAATCTTGACCTGGTCGGCTTTGGGCCGGCGCTTGTTGAACAACTCGCCAGTCCAGAATGGATACGCCTGGTGCGTGGTCGATGACGGCGTCGAAAAATACGTTTTGCGCCATTGCTTGTGCAGCGCCATGCCGGATGCGACCTTGTTCAATTCCTGGAAATTGTGGGTCCAGAAAAATTCGTCAAAGTAGAAATTGCCGTGATAGCCCTGGGCTGTTCTCGCATTGGTGCCCAGGAAA